TTAAACTTAAAGATGAGAGACGGAAATTTATTAAAATTTCAAAACCTCGTATTTATGAAGTTCGTTCTTTGGAAGACCAACTTGTTGGTCGTTCATTGTTTGGACAATTTGCAGCTTCAATTGCTGCTAATCCTGGAATAACGCCTGTTTGTATCGGAACAAATGTAGAAGGACCTCATTGGACAAGATTATACAATCGATTACGTACTACGAGTGCTGAGGTTTTTGATGGTGACTTTAAAGAGTTTGATGGCAGTATACCGCCAGAGCTCTATATAGGATGCGTTGATGCTATTAATGAGTGGTATGACATATATAGTGTACCAGAATACTCACTAACATTTAATTATGCAGGTGGTGTTTTAACAAAAACTTACACTAAAGAACAATTAGCATTTATGCGTTTTGTTTATGTCATGTCTATGATTTATAGCCCTCACCTTTTGTGTGAAGCCGTATTCATTTGTATGCTCGGATTGCCGTCAGGATCTTTTTTGACTTCAATCTTGGGATCGCTGATCAACTGGATGTTATTCCTCTGGGCATTTTATGCTTTGAGACCTTCAAGTGAGGCGGTGAGATTTTGTGAGGCCATAGCGTTAGCTACTTATGGCGATGATGTAATAGACTCTGTCGCACATCCAGTGCGATGGTGGTTTAATTTTAAAACTATAGCGATGTATTTTGCATCGTTTGGAATTATAATGACATCAGCCGTTAAGACTGACGCAGGTGGTTTCGTGGATCTAACCGATACCCAGTTTTTGAAACGCAAATTTGTCCAATATCCCGGAATCCCGGTAATGTTGGCCCCAATAGAGAAGGCAACTATTCAGGAATTAACAAACTGGATACGTAAGTCGCCTGACCCAATCCATCAAACTTTTGTAAATTGTAGCATGGCGCTACGGTTTGCATACCATCACGGACCAAAGTACTTTCGAAGTATACGTACAAAAATTGTTGTCGCTATGCGAGATTTTAGATTAGAATCTTCGTTCCCCG